TCCTTTGATGTGTCCAGTATGGGCTTTTTCGTATTTTCGTGTGCCTCAGTTGTGCATCACTTAGCTATACAGTTTGCTCGACGTGTCTCTCATGCGCTGCATAATCCCAGGGAGGCGTCTTTGCACCGTCGCCCTGCCAAGATACAGTTCCGTCGCAACGTCCACTTGTGGAAGCTTATCCACAAAGTAGAGCTGCGCAATCTTTTCGTCTTCCAGACCAAGATTCGCCTGATGAATGACCGCTTCCATGTCCCGGCGCATCAGTCCGCCAAGCTCCGGCGGTAATTTGCATCTGGCTTGTGGAGCCATAGCCCCGCCCCCTTACTTCATCGCCTTTGCGAGCTTTTTGAGAAGATCATCGCCGTACTTGTAGGCGGCGAGATAATCAATCGTGCCGTCGGTCAATCCGGCTTTCTGCCGGATGGTCTTCTTTGCTTCTTCAACCTCGGTATCAACCTTCACGGTATCGTATTCCACCCACGGGAGCTTTCCGTGCTTCTGCCAATTGCGGGCGTGGTAGCCTGCTTTCGTGCCGATGTTCTGCACAGCGGTGATCTGTGCGCCGTTGTCCCAGATGGGCGTACACTCGACCGCCAGACCGTCACCGATGTACATGCCCCAGTGCCCGGGCATCCAGAGACCTTCGCCGGGAATCAGCTTGTCCCAGCCGATGCCGGACACGGCGTAGCACTTGGCGATCATGCCGTCGGCGGAGACGTCCGGGACGCTGTTTGAGGCGTATCTTGCACCGCCGTAGTAGGCGTTTTTGTTGCCGTTCCAGCCCCAGAGAATGCCCTTCGTGAGGTTTACGCAGTCAAAGCCATAGACGATCTTCCCGATGAGGCTGCGCAGATATGTGACTCTGCCGCCGGTGTACCAGTCCGGGTACTGTGCGGATTTCTCGTCAATGATCGTTTCGCTCACGGGGGAGCCGAAGCAGCCCCACATGTAGACGGTCTTGTAGTTCTTCGCAACGTCAATATGCCTGCGCACAAGCTCCGATGCTTTCATCATTTCTGTTCGCCCTCCTGCGCATTTTTGCTACCGTCGAGTGCGTCCTGAAGCTTCTGAGACTGACTGCCGAAATAAAACGCGATAATGACAGCGTAGATCGTCATAAAGTCCTGCGAGATCTTACCGGCTACAGACATGTACGCAAACACGCCCGTCAGGACCAGTGTGACCAGGCTCTTGACGCTGAGCAGGTTGCCCAGCCGCTTTTTGATGTTTTCCATAAATCAGCCCTCCACTTTGATTGCGCGGTTCTCGAACTTTTTGTAAGCGTCGAGATAGATTTCCTGCTTGTCGCCGTTGAGCGTCAGTTCGTAGTACATGCCGTCGAACAGCGTCGTGGAAGCCAGCGCTTTCCAATTCTGCAACGTTTTGCAGTACCACACGACGTAAACGTCATCAGGGCTGATCTGCTTTCCGTCGCTCTTGTCTAAGTGTTCGTTGGTGTAAACAGTCACCAGCTTTTTCACAAGCTCAAAAAACTTCTTTTCTGTCATTTTGTATGTACCCCTTTCATTCTACCGGTTCATTTGGTTTTGCAAATACTCTCTTACACAGCAGGAGCAGCAGCTCCCCGCCGAACGCCGCCGCCGCGAAGATCAGCACGTCGGAGAGGTCGGACGGGCGGTCGAGGATGACCGCAACCGTCTTGATGACCACTGCCCACGCGAGCGTAAGCGTCAGGGCGTAAATGCAGTAGTAGACCAGCTCCCGCGCCATGCGCCCCTTTGTCTTCCGCTGCGGCTTTTTCTGCCCGTCCGCCATACTAGCCTCCCAGCCCCGCCAGAGCCAGCGCGTAGCCGACTAAGCCCGAAACAATCGCCGTTACCACGGCTTTGATCAAGCCCTCCCAGCGGCTGCCGGGGAGCGCCTTGAGGGCTTTCACGTCGGTCTTGATCTCATTCACGTTCGACTCAATCGTCTCCTGCTTCGTCGCCAGCACTTCTACGGAGGTAGCCAGCTGGTGAAGCGCCTTGTTGTCCGCCTCGAGCTCGTCGATGCGGTGCTGGTTGGATTTGCAGCGCGCGTCAATCGCTGCGACATGCGCTTGAATTCCGTCGTCCATGTGTTCTCCTTTCTCGCCATCGGGCGTCTGTTATTTTTCCACATCCCACGCCTGCGGGTACTCCGCGAGACTATATGTTGTGTCCTGGTTAGCTTTGGTGAACTTTCCGCCCTGCACTGCCCATTCACCTTTTTTGTAGATGTCGTGCGCTCCGGTCGGCTGGACGAAATCGCGGGCGGTCTCCCGTGACGTGCCGTGGAGCGGCTTATTGAACGTGTGCCACGCCGCATTGCCGGGGACGATATCGGGGTAAACCGCGTTGTCGTAGCCTGCCAGGCAGACCCACGGGTCCGCGCCCACGGTGTAAATTTCGTCCTTCGTATGGACGCCCGCCTCCCACTCCGGATAGAGCGCCGAACACATGATCACTTCGTCCGCCATCTCTGGCTGCTTGCCCGCCATGAGCAGACGCACGGCGTTTGCCGTGGAAACGGTCAGATCATATGTCACAGGCTGGACCGTGACCGGCTGCGGCGTCGGAACCGGCGTATTCGTCAGCAGCCAGCTGCCGTCCGTGATCTCCTGCCGCAGAAAATCGCCCGGTGTATAAGTCTGCATCTGGAAGCCGTTGTCCGCGAAGACCCTGACGGGACCGGTCAGTTCTGTCACCCCCGAAAGAGAATCGCCTGTAAACCGGACCGAGCCGGAGGTGCTGTATACCCGGACGTTCGCGTAGGTTTGATTGTTGTGTGTGATGTACATAAATAGCCCCCTAAATCAATTTTCCGTGATGGTGCAGGTCGGTGTCCACACAACGTTGCCGTTTCCGTCATATGTTTTATTTTGTTCGAATAAAATGCGTGTGCTTGTTGTGGCTACAAATTCGTAAGTACCTTCTTTTTCGTGTGATACAGTTACACCGTTCAAAATAACGTTGCCGCGGCTGTTTCGCGCCTTATACGATATGGTGATCGGAACTTTACTTCCAGAAGGAAACGTCAGTGCTGCAGCATCCGTTAGTTTTTCGCCATTAACTACGGCATACATGGAATAGGTACTGCTGTAAGAAACAGGGACGCTCAGAATTACCATGAATTTGCTGGGAAGTCCCCTTCGTAAAAACATTCCCATTGATGCACCCCCTAGAAGCAGAAGCAAAATGGCACGCCAAGCGCAGCGCCGCCCCGGATAGTTCCCTTAGTGCCGGCGGATGATACGAAGATAAAATTTGTGGTGCCGTTTATAGACGGGGAACGTGTCCACCATCTGGATTCCGCGCCGTCTAGCATTTTTATTTTGCTTCCGTTTTCTTTGTAATACTGATATTGTTTACCTTCGCCTGGCGCGGAAGAATCAACATCACCAAACACTTCCACATCGCTTGGAAAAAACAGTTTGTCTGCCGTTGTTACGATGGTGGTGCTTTTGTTGCCCGCAGATGTCAGTTTATTCACATTCTGGATGCCATTTTGCACTTCCAGCGGCAATTGAACCAAGATGGCAGGAAGATGTGTTTGCCGCATGGCGCAGCCAGCCCAACCGTTTCTGTTTGTGTTGCTGCCCTCCATTTCGTTTTTTCCGTAGCAGTCGTGCAACTGGAAGGTAAACGGGGCTTTGCCGAAGCCATCGGAATAGTCGTCGTGATTGATACCGATAATGTCAACCAGATAGTCCGTGGAGCCAATCATCATCGCCTTCTGATCTCCAATCTCCCACGTTGAGGGGACGATCTTTTTCTGGCAGATAGCAATGATCTGTTCCCAGGTATTATCCGAAAAATTTGCCTCATATGGAGGCTTAATTCCAGTAAACCATCGCGGGCTTCTTCCACTCATCCGAACACCACCACCTTCACGGGGACATTCACCGTCGGTGCTTTGCCGATGCACTGCGCGGTCAGGCTGTTCGTGCCGACCACGTAGTTGTGAATCAAAGCGAAGCCCTCCAAAAGCGCTGCGTCTGCGTCAGGGTCTGTCCCAGAAAGCGCCACGTCCCACTGCGGATCTACATCATAAGCGGCTTTCAAACCCGTGATCGTGATCGTCTGCGCCTGGTAACCATGTGCATCCGCAGCCCAGCCCGAGGCAAGCAGCGTGCCGGTGTATTGTTTTATGTTCATAGGCTCATACACTCCTGTAATCAGCTCGCCCGCCGCGTTGTGCGCCGTCATCCCCTTGAGAAGCGTTTCCGGCGTGACGGTGTCGGCGGTCAGGTCGAGTTTGACTTCGCCGTTCAGGGCGACTTTGTTGACCGCCATGTCAGCCTCCGATCTGGAGCGTCTGCCCTCCTGCAGCGTTGTCGGTGTAGGTGACGGGAATCGCCGCGACAGTCACCTGCGACAGATAGTCATACGTCTCATCCGGCGTCACGACCTGCTCGGCAAAGCTCGGCGTGACGTTCTTGTTCGCCTGTGCCTTGACCGCCTCGCCGCCGTAGCTGCCCACCACGCCGAGAATGGTAATGCCGGACTTGATATTGCCGGGAATGATTTTTGCTTTTTCGGTCGCCTTGATGCGCGCTTTGCCGGAGCCATCGTGAAAGCCCATTGCAATTGTCGGCTCGTCTTCCGCATCGGCAATCTCGAGCGTCTTTGCGCCGTTGTCCGGCATGTTGCCGGTCAGCTTCGAGCCGCGCGCGTAGAATGTCTTGCCCTTCAGAACCTCCGCAACCGCAGCGTCCGCGTCCTGCGAGTTGACGTCAAACTCGTTCGTGCCGGTGATCGGCGCGCCGGACTTGTCGTGCGCGGTGACGCCCTTTTTGAGGTCGCCCGGGACGATGGTGTCGCCCGACAGATCGAGTTTGACCTCCGTGCCGACGATCAGTTTGTTTACATACTTGTTTGCCATATGCTCACTCCTAGCTGTTCATATACTCGTCGCCCATGATGAGCGTCAGCCCACCGGCGGCGTTGGATACTTCGTACTGTGGAATCTTTGCAACGTTCACGTCGCGGGACAAAAGCCGGTTTCTGGTCGGCAAGACCACCGGCTCGTAAGTCTTCGGCGTTACGTCGTATACGCCCTCATACGGTTTGCTGCCTCCCGTGTAAACCACCTTCGCCGGGGCGATCTTCATCTTGATCTCCGGCTGGGAAAGCGTCATTCTAATCATACCCAGCCTCCTTCAAGAACTTTTTCGCGTCCGTCTGCACGATTTCAGCCGCCATCGGGTTTCCATCGCCATCCGTTAAGGCAAGCTGTAGCCTTACGGTGCTTGCTTGCAGCCGCATTGCGTCTGCATACGGGATTTTTACAAGCAGGTGCGTTTCGTCGACTACTGTAGGTTCGTACTGGAAGAAGGAACACCCCTGTCTCACATAAAACTCAAGCTTCGTCGCTTTCGTCAGGTCAGTTCCATCTACTTCCACCGATAAAGCGTTTGCAATTTTCTGAAACACTGAATCACCCCCCCTATGTTTTTGGGATTCCGACGACGTAATCCACCACGTAAGAGCCGGAAATCTTCGAAATCTTCACGCGGTCACCCGCCTTGAACGAAATCGACGTATTGCATTTGTAATGCTTTTCGCTTGCCGTCGTGCTGCCGTCAAAAATCAGGCTCAAACCGTCGGAATACACCGCGCCGACCGTCGCAAGGTCAAATGTCGGTGCTGTTACCTTCTTTTCTTTCTGCTTCGATAAACCGGGAATCATGCAATCACCGTCCTTTTCGCTGTGTGTTTCATCAACTCTCCCGCTCCAAGCGTGATGCTCCAAGCGGTTTCCTCATAGATTCCGCCGATATCCGGATGGTCAATGGAGATCGCGTCCCCGACGCCGTGATTTCCCTCAGAAAATGTCTCGAAACTGATTGTTTTTACCGTCTGCTGCGACTCGCTCATCAGCCGGTTCGCGATGGTCTGCAATTCGTCCTGAGATGCAACATTGTCGACCTTCGTCACCTGAACGATTCGCATATTCCGCTTGAATGTTGAGGTCGCGGACGACGGCGATTCGTTGACCGCCGTCGCCACAAGCGCATCTTCCAAGTCCGGGTTCGAGCAGACGCACACAAAAACATTCGGAGTGGAAAAGATGTCCGTTTCCTCCGAAGCGTCTGCCGAAATCGGTCTCAAAATCTCCGTCCCGCCGTATCGGTGCTTGATGTTTGCCGCAAGCGCCTGTGTATACGGCTCGATATGGGCGATACCCTGCACGTCGAACCACACAGGCTTGTAGTTGATCTCCGCCAGAAGGTCATTGCAGATCGTCAGATAATCTGTCCCGATCTCCCAGTCCTCGCGGTCTGTGGCAAGCGTTGCCGCAGAAGCTGTCGTGATAGCCAGTGCCACGCCGCACGTTGTCAAAATCTGCTGAACGACCGTCAAGTAAGACGTGCCCTTTGCATAATGCACCCTCGTCTGCGTTTTGTTGCTTTTGAGCAGCCAGCACCGGTCATACGCCTCTACCTTGACCGTCTTTCCGTATTTTGTGACCGCTGTGGTCACCGTCGCAGCGCGGAACACCCCGAGGGGATATTCGGTGCCGTCCACGGTCAAAATCGGCTGAATTTCGTCTGATAGCAGGTCGACAATGGGATTCACATAGAACTCTCCGGAAAAGCTCGACTTGATCTCGCCGGACGCATCGAAATAAACCGTTGGGTCATTTCCCGCTGCCCACGAAAGCGCCGAAACTTCGCCGCCTTTCCGAAGAACCGCTACGCGGTAGGATACGTCACGAATCAATGTCGATCACCTCCGCGTAGTCGATCTGCTGAATTGAGAAGTTGATGACGGATTTGTCCGGGTTCACTCTCGACGTGTCGCTTGTCTCGTTCAAGTATCCGATCACCATTTCGCCGGACTGCGTTTTCAGGCACACCAATTCGCCAATCAGCGCGTCAAATCCCGCTTTGTCTTCGTCCGGAAGGAAAACCGCCGTTCCGCCGACCTTCTTTGTCACAAACTCGCTTCTTTCCGCGTGCGGGTACGTGCTGCCATACATGAAAATGTACTGAATGTCGCGGTTGATCGCGTTCTGCACCGGCTGATTCTTGAGTCCGCAATGCTTGAGCGTCACTTTCTTCCCGGGCGCGATGCCGTAGAGCGTCACATACTGTCCGGTCGTGATCGTTGCCGTGACCGCGCTAGATAAACCGTAATTGCTCGAATCTGCGTAGCAGCCGCGCACCTGATAGGTGACGTTCCCGGAGGACAGCTCGTCTGTGTACTGCGTCTGGGTGAGCTTTGCGATCGGCTTTTCGTTTCGGTACACGAGATAAAAGTCATAGCTTCCGGAGGTCTGCCAGCTTAAGTCCGCAACGCTGGAAGCCTGTACGCTCAGCGTGATCGCCGCGCTCGGCGTGTTGGTCACGGGAAGCGCCGCCGCGCCCCAGTCGGACCACATGCCGTACTGATTCTGCACGCGCACGCGCACCGTGTGGCTGCCGTCCGCGAGATATGCCGGGCTTGTCCACGTTTTGTCCGTGCCGTAGTGCGTACCGCCCGAGAGCTTGCCGTCCAGCTCCACCTGATACGCCTCCTGCTCGGAGGTCTGCCAGCTGATGGATGGGCGCGGGCCCGTGCTCTTGATCTGGATGCTCGGAGCCGTCGGCGCGGCAATCACAACGATCTGTGCCGCATCGCTCCATTCGCCCGCAACCCCGTCGGCGTTGTAGGTGCGCACGCGCCAGTATTTGATGCTGGAAGTTAACGTCCCCGCAGGACACGTCCACTGCCGCGCAGCGCCGGTCACAGTCGTCAGCGTCGTCCATGTACTACCATCGGTGCTCTTTTGCAGGTCTGCCTTGCTCTGCGCTGTTCCGGTTGAGATCGAGTGCTGCCACTGGAACAGTACGTCCTTTGAGCCGTCGATCACCGTATCAACCGGGCTCAGAGGCGCGGCGGTCGGCGTTGCGTCTGCGGTCGAGAGCGTCACCCAGTCGGATGTTGTGACCACACCGCTGTTTGCCGTGACCGCGACCTGCCACTGAATGCTCGTCGTGCCAGCGAAGGTGTTGGCCGGAACTGTAACGCTCTGCGTGTTGCCGGAAACGCTGATCGTGTGGATCGTGCCGCTCGTCCCGGAGCGCCAGCGGAAGACTGCAGAGGTTTGCTTAAGATCAGCAAGGCACACTCCCGGGTCTTTTAGCCCCCACGAAAATACATTTTCTGTTGTTTTAACTACAGAGCCAGAATCGGGAGAAACGGATTGGATTTCGAGTGGGCAAATGTAAGAGTCGTCGAGCGATACAGAGGCATACGGTGCGTTGCTGCCGTTTGTTGCAAATTCCACCCATGCTGGAGAGCTTCCAGTCTGAATTCGCCAGGCGATTCCTTTTTTCATTCGCTCAACTGAAAATGCGAGCGAACTTCGCCTCCAAAACGGGATGTTTTTAATGTTGTACTCGACGAACGTGCTGAGCACGATTATTTCTGGCCGAGTAGCATATGTAACGTTGGTAACGTCGAATTCTCCGAAGACAGCGCATGGATACAACTTGTAGTAAGAATCATAATCAGCATCACTTGCCCCACTCGCGTCTTGAATGTACGTATACAGATACGAAGAATTAGAAATAACTCGTTTGTATTCGCTCCCGTCCGTCGGTGTTTTGAATTTTAAGAGCAAATAGTCGTAATCCTTTTGCAGCCTCACGGGGGAAGATGTATGGTCATTAGCGCCCTGCGCGTAGTAGTTCAGAAACGCAAACCCTTCAATCGGGACTTTTATTGTTGTAGCCACCTCACGTCACCCCCATTCTTGTTCTTCTTCTCTGGCTCTTGGCGCGGCGGATGAAATCGTCGATTTCGCGGATTTCATTCGCCTGCACGATAAAGTTGTAGGTATCGCCGCCGGAGAGGCTGCGCCCTTCCTGATTGGTGCCGATGAAGTTTTCGCTTCTCATGCAGATACCCCCATCCGCGAAGTCAAACGCTCATTTTCTGTAATCCGGATGATGTCGTTAAACTGCTTTACCCGGTCTGCATTGATGTTGTAGTAGTTATTTGTCGTGCCAGCTCCGGCGAGTGCCGGAAGATGACCGAAGGAAGACATTCCAAAGGTCATCGTGCCGAAATCGAGTTGGCTTTGAATTCCACGCTTGACATTTGAGAATTCCTTATCAAAGCCCTGCCCGAGTCCTTCCGCCATATATCCGCCAATACCGGCGAAGACCTTAGACGGGGACGCGATGCCGAGGAAGCTTTTCACACCGTCCACAAGCCCCGTGAAGACGTTTTCAACCGTCTGCTTGAAACTGTTCCACATATTCACGAAGCCGTTTTTGATGCCATCGACAATGTTCTTGCCGATGCTTCCCCAGTCAAACGAAAGGAATGTGTCCACGATAGACCGAATCAACTGCGGGATGACCATAACGATATCCGGAATCGCTTCAATCAAGCCAGTTGCCAGAGCCGCAATGATTTTGGGGCCTGCCATGATGATCTCCGGCAGATTGTCGATAATGCCCTGCACGATGCCGAGAATCAGGTTCGGAATCGCCGCGATCAGCTCCGGAAGCGCCTTGATAAGCCCATCCGCAAGCGCCATTGTGATTTCCACGCCTGCTTCAAGAATTTTCGGCATATTTGCAATGATCGCCGTGACAAGGTTCGAGATAACGTCCGGAACTGCTGCAATCAGTTTCGGAGTCGCATCTACAAGCCCATCAACAAGAGCCAGAATGATAGCAAGCGCTGCGTCAATCAGGTTCCCGAGATTTTCCGGGCTGGTCAAAACCTCTACGATTTCAATAATTGCATCCGTTGCGGCGGGAATCAGCTGCGGGAGCGCGTCTGCAATACCCTGTGCAAGCGATACAATGACATCAATGCCAGTCTGTGTGATCTGCGGCAAAAGCTCAATGAGAGCCGGAACGAGTGTGTTGATGACCGTCGGCGCAACGTCCGCCAAAACCGACAACACAGACGGCAAAGACGCCATAAGACCGGTTACAAGGTTTGTAGCGCCCTCTACAAGAGACGGCAGTACCGTGCCCAGAATCGCCGGTAACTGTTCGCTTACCGTTCCGATAAGGGACGTTGTCGCTTCGACGATACGCGGCAAAAGCTCCTGAATCCGAGGAATCAGATTGTTCCCTGCGATGACCACAGAATCCGTAAAGTTCCCTACCAAAACGCCCAAATCTTGGTCAGGGTCTGCCATGCCGGTCACAAGGTTCTGCCATGCAGATTTCATCATACCGAACGAGCCCTGAATCGTGCTTGCCGCTTCCTCTGCCGTCGTGCCCGTGATGCCCATTTCCGTCTGCACCACATGGATAGCGTCAACGATGTCCGCATAGCTCGAAATGTCATACTTGATGCCGGAAATCTTCTCTGCGTCCGCAAGCAGCCGCTCCATTTCCGCCTGTGTGCCGCCGTAGCCGAGCTTCAGGTTGTCCAGCATCGTATAGTTGGCTTTCGCAAAGCCTTGATAAGCATTTTGGATGGATGTCATGTCCGTGCCCATCTTGTTTGCATTATCGGACATATCGGTAATTGCCAAGTTCGCCTTGTCCGCTGCCGCGCTTGTGTCTCCATCGAGAGATTGCAGCAGAGAGGCTGAGAAACTCGTTACCGTCTCCATATATTCATTTGCGGACAGACCAGCGGTCTTATATGCGTTGTTCGCATAATCCATAACCTGATCTTGGCTGTCCTTGAAAAGCGTTTCCACACCGCCCACAAGCTGTTCATAGTCAGCGTAAGCGGCAACCGCTTTCGTCCCGAGCGCTCCGATTGCGGTGGCGCCAGCCGCGACACCAGCAACAGCCACTTTGCCAGCCGTAGCAAGTCCGGATTTCAGCTTTTCCCCGAGCCCGGATGTTTTCTGCCCAACTTCATCAATGCCTTTATTCGCTTCGGTCGTGTCCGCGCCGATTTTTACAAAAAGTTCAAATAGATTCATCTTTCACCACCAGTCCGCACCGCTTAACAACCTCGGCGGTGATTTCTTCGCAGGTTCGGTTGTCCTGCGGCTTCGGGTCTATCAGGTCGGAATATTTCGCCTGAACAAAGCTGCCGCCCGCAAATTTCGCTGTGTTTTCCGTCATTGTGCGCAAACACTCCGTCGTATAAATGCGGAAGGCTGATTCCTCCTGCTGCCGCTTTACCAAAATCGGCAAAAGGCGAATCAGCCCTCCCACGCTTATCTTTGGAGCTGCCAGAAGCGCAAGCGTTACGCTTTCGCCTCCGACGCGCACGATTTGAAAAAATCCAGCATATCCTTGTCCTTGGCGAGCTCCTGAATCTGCCGCATGGTTTTTAGGACGCTCTGCTTTTTGATCGCCTCAACAGTCGATTCGTTGACCGCAGCCAGAATACCGAGTGTGTCCTCTCTGTGCTTTTTCAGGATCAGCGGAATCCACTGCCCGATCTTCTGCGCACCGATCGCGTATTTTTCACCGGCTGTCTGCGGCTTCTCCGCGTCGATCTGTGCTTTCAGGCTCTCCCGCAGCTCATCGTCCGTCAGGATGTTGAGCGCGTACACGCTGACCTCGCAAAGAACGTCAGCCGCCCTATCCGTGCTAAGTTCCGAAAATTTCATACTTTCTTCTCCTTACGTTTCAGCCGTACCTGCTTTGATATAAACCTCATACGGCACAACGTCCTGCTTCGACATCGAATAGTGCGCCGTGTACTCAAACGCCATCTGCCCCTTGTTTTTGTCCGACGTTTTCAGCTGGAATCCGCCGGTCGACAGCGCGTTCATAAGACGAATAGCAATGAAACCACCGTTTGTTGCACCGTTCTTGTCGGAATAATCACCCACAAGCCAAATGTCCGCAAAGTCAGCCGCCGAAAGATCGCGCCGAGGAACAACCTTCGTCGTATCCGTGCCGTCGATGTCAGCCGCCGCCATGAGAGATTTCGCGGAAGTGGTCGTAGCCGTTACATACGTACCGGAAAGCTTCACTTCGACATCGTCCATCCGCTTCATTTCCATTGTGTTCTTGGGGCAATTGTCCACATCCGAGCCGTAGTCAGAATACGTCGGTGTCGCTGAAAATGTAACGCCGCCGGTAGTTGCGCCGATCTGGTTCTCCGGTTCAAACGTTCCGGTTGCAGGCGTAAATTCGCTTAAAACAACGCCAGCGTTGATTTGCAGCTGCTTAAACGTATCCGCCGGAATTTTTGTAAATTTCGCCATGAAATCAGTCCTTTCAGTTCGCGGTAATGTATTCGATTGTTACGTTCAAATACCGCCGCTTGATGTATTTGTCGGAATCGTCCGCAATGTTCTGGCACCACGGCGTTCCGCGCTTAATCCAAATTGCACCGCCGCCGCACGGAACGAACACGCCGCCCAAGCCGATCGCGTCCGAAATTTCCTGCGCTTTGGCATTCGGTTCTGCTTCCTTTTCCGTGTAGTACCACAGATTCACCGTAAGCCCGATTTCTCCGCTGTCCCATGCGCCTGTGATGAGCTCATACGTGAGCCACGGGAAAACAGCATCGTCCGGCACGCTGGACGTCGAATAGGCTGTCAGGAACTGCGAAAACCATTCTTGTAGAGCCTGTCCTTTTGTCATGCCGGTAACGCCTTCTTTTCTGCCGTGAAATACTTGAGATCGAAGCTGGCCGAGCGTGGGGTTTTCTTTGCCATCGGCTCCGATGTTACACGGTACGTCTCGCCGGTCGTTTTATCCCGGAAGAAGTCGTTATACTCAATCGGAACGCTTTGCTGAACCAAAACCGAGTAAACGCTTGTAACGCCCTCTTTTTCGGCTCTTCTGGCCTCCATCGACGTATCAAGTGCCTGATAGTTGTAAAACTCCGCGCCTTCCGCCCACGTCGTGATATAGCCGCTCTCGCCGTCCGGCACGCGGCTTTTGTCCAATAGGACACACGGTCTTGCAAAATCGTCAAGTAAGCTCATATCTTCCTCCATTGGTTCAGGCGCGACTTAAAAACAGACTTCCATGTTACCATTCCAGCGCCGGTTGCAGACCCGCTCGTCGATTTCGAATAGCTGTACCCGCCGAAACTCTCCGACGTGTACGGGCTCGCGGCGATGTCTCCGTTCTTTTCCTGCCACGCCTTGATTTCCTCTCCCAAGCAGAGAAGTGCTGGAGGAACAGACATCGGCCAGATAGAGCCGTCAAATGTCTCGTCTGCCATCGCGTAATCCGGGTATTGGTGAACTCCGTCGTTGAAGACAGAGCCCACCACACGAAAAAACTGTCCGTTTTGCAAAAACGGCAGTGTGATGCTGCCGTTTTCGACCGTGTACGTGCCACTGATTCTGTCAGTCTCGAACCAGTTCCGAAGCACGCCACATAATTCAGTCAGCATCACACCGCCACCTCCATTACTCCGCCGTTACCGTCGCATTGCCAGCCTTCTGCGCCTTGTAAGTCGCGTCAGCCTCAACGACTGTGATCTTCTTGCCCGTCGTCGCAGTGATATCGGACTTGCCATCCCACGTCGACCACGTTCTGACATTCTGACCATAGGTCACAGTCTCAGCCGAATCGCCTACCTTGTACTTGTAGACATTCCCAGACGTTTCCTTCGCCGGGTTGACTGTGATCTTCGTGTCGCCGGTTGCGGTTCCGGCTGCCGAAGTAACAGTCAGCGTGCCGAGCGACGGGGTCTCGTCAATGTCAGCAACGGCAATGCCGTCCTGATACTCCGCGAACAGGGTCATGCCCATGATCGCAAAGGACTCGGAGACCGCCGTGGAGTAGTTACCCTGCACATGGAAACCAACCAAGTTCGTTTCGCCATCAGTTCTGTAGTCAAGACCGGCACGGGCGAAATCGCTGTCAGCCGGGTCAATGTAGTACAGGACGATGTTCTCGACCGGAGTCGCAATAACACGACCACGCTTGATTTCTTCGTCAGACAGCAGGAACACGGTGCTGTAGCCCATGAAGTTCTTGATGTACTGGAAGCCGAACTCAGTCTGGATGGTGATATCAGCACCGCCGAGGTAGTCATACAAGTCCATGACGTTCACGAAGCCGACAACGTTTGTCGCGGTTCTGTGCATCTGCTTGAACTTGTTGATAACAGCGCCTTTTGCCATCGCAAGCGCACGCTGCCAGTTGGTTTCGCTGATGCTCAGAAGACCGGTATTCAGGTAGTCGTAGAACCGGTTCGTGACGTTGGTCTGAAGCTCATACAGGAAAGCTTCGTCGGTCATCGCGACTGCGACATCATAGCCGTATTCCTTGATTGCCTCGATAGAGACCGCCTTCGCGTACTTTTCGACGTTGATGTTCGCATAGTCCTTCTCAATTACCGTCGCTTTGGAGTAGGGGATCTCTTCGCCCTCGCCGACGCTCTGCGCGAGCGTCACGCTTGCTGTCTTGGATTTCAGGACGGTGCCCGGCTGCTTTTTGATGGGGCGCATAATGCCGAGAATGTCGCGCAGGTGCTGCCAGTTCCGCGCAAAGCGGGTTACAAAATCGATTTCACGAGCGGTTACCTGAACGTCGCTCGTCATGGTCAGGTTGTTTTTTGCTGCCATATTATTCTTCCTTTCCGAACAAATTGAGATTTGCGGCGATTGCTGCCTGCCGTTCAGAAGCATCCTTGATTTTAAAGATGTCGTCCCGGCTCATAGCGCCGCCGTTGTTTGCGGGCGGGTCTTTGGTGTCCGCGCCCTTCTGTTTCGTGGTAACAACGAAATCTGCCCACTCTTCCTTGATGGACTTCTTCAAATCATCGGCGTTCTTGATCTTGCCGCCTTCCAATTCAACCGAAGAAAGATCGGAGACCTTCAAAACCGAATCAATTCGTTTTTCGCTGATACCCGCAGACTTCAAAAGTTCCCGATACGCGGATTCCTTCGCGCTCTTGGTTTCCTTCTGCATCTGCTCTCTTTTGTAGTCGTCAAATTCCTTTTTGACCTTGTCGTGCTTATCCTTCCAGCCATCGTCGCCTTTGGCTTTCAGGTTTTCCAACTCCGCCTGTACTCCGGGGAGCTTTTCAGCGTCTGCCTTATACCGCGCGAGATCGCTTTTCAGCCCGTCTACGGTATCGGTGTGCGCCTCAATGATCGTGTCCATCTGCTCTTCCGTCAGCCCCATTCCCTTTAGGAGCTTCCTTGTTAATGCCATGTTCTATCTCCCTTTCCCTTGTCGGCGGTTCTTTGCCGCGACAGAACAAAAAATGTGGCAACAGTCGTTTCTTCACTGTTACCACATTTATACCGCATATTTTAGGCTCTCTTACGCAAACTTTCAGCCATTTTTCAATTCATTCTCTACGATCTGCCGGTATTCGGATGCATGGTCAGCCGCTGCAGGCTTCAAATACGGCTGTGCTTTATTCCCCGCCGTCCAGTGCCAGTTCCCCTTTGCGTCCTGATACGCCCACGGCGTAGGTCTCCCGCCCGGATAATACTTTCCGGTTCCGAGTTCGACGTATGCGGCATATTCCGTGTCACTTCCGATATATGCAGCCGGTTCCCCTTCATCTACGCGGTGCGTGATACTGTTCCTCAGATTGCCGGTATCGACCGGGCAAAGCCGCTTCGCGTACTTTTCAGCCGTCATGCCGATCTTTTCGAGGGCGCGAATCAGCGCGTCGTGCATAGCGGACTTCACTTCTTCGGAATTGTCGATAAATTCAACGTTCATCGCTCGCACCACGTTTCAGCAATAAGCGTGCCATCCCCCTTACACTCTCGAATAACCATTCGTTTGTTGTCGATATAGCAGATTTCTGAATAATCGCCGCCGGACGGTGTTTTCCCGTAAACGCGCTCTTTAACGAGCTCTCCATTGTCGTTATAGAACTTTTTTGTTTTCATAAGAGTTCGCCGCCTTATCTCAAAAAAATATCAATGATTTTTGCTCTGTTTGGGAATGTCTTTCTAAATGCGTCTGGGTCTCTAACAAATTCAGCCATGCTTTCCGCGAAATCCTCGGAATTGGCATTTTCTCCGTAGACTGTAACCGATTTTTGACCGGATAGTTTCTTATCCTCAGCCATTGCATCTGTCCACCATGTGTATTCTGAGAAGCGCGTGCCATTTACGCTATTGTCCGTGTCGACTTTATGCCCGATTTCGTGGCAATAAGTTCGTACAACGTAATCGTCATCGTGTGGGTAATCATAACGCCAGAAATTGATGTCGTTTCCGCCTGTGGCATAACTACCCCGGAACTTCTTGTATCGTTTTCTCCAGTATTTGTCTTGCGGATTATGCCCATCTTGAAATATGATTTGTTTCTGCCCCATATTCCGCAATTTTTCAGGAACCTTACTCCAAAGCTCAACCGCCTTTTCCGGTGTCATCGTCTGGTGCGCTTTGTTATAACTCACTGGGAATACGAACTCTGTTCCATCTGGGGTTTTATAAACCGCGGCATTCGCGGCTTTCCTTATCCCGTTTTCCGTTCCATCGCTGAAATCATATTTCCGTGTCTCTGCGGTGCAATCCGAAATGGTAATTGGCAGCGATTTGGTTTCTTTTATTATAGCAGATTTTGCCGCGTTTGCAACTTGTTTTGTATCCTTTTTCCACCCCGTCCATTCTGCATACGTCATGTTTTCGACCAGCTCATTTCGCCCTGTCTCAGGATTTCTGGCGCGGCGCTGTCCTTTGGACGTATCAATTCTCTCTATCACAGATACTAGTGTGCATCGGCAGTTGTATATTTCTTCTGGTCTTCCTTGCGGGTCTCCCGGGAAACGGCAACCATTAGAAAACTTCTTGTCGTTATCCACGACTTCACCATCGAGCATCGCGTGAGAATGGCGCGTTCTTCCGTCCAGCGTCGCCATCCACTCTTTGCGGCATTCAATTCCCATCTTTTCAGCCGCAAAATAAGAATCCATCCGTCCGGCGTTCTGCGCACCAGTGACTGCCGTTCGAGCTGTCCGGATAGCGGAATCGCGGTTCATGGTGACAATTCTGGATTGTAGATCATCTGCCATGTGCTTAATGCTCTTGCCCTGCAAAATTGAGCTTGTGACGCTGGCTGTGATCTGCTTTTTGCCCCATGCAAGATCAATTCCGCGCTTTAACGCTCTTTTCGCCGGGTAATACGGCATAAGCTCTGGCTGTTCCACGATCAAGCGCTTTACAGTCTGTTCGTCCCATAAGTCAAATCCGACATCGCCGGTCACCTGCTCAATGGTGTACGCCGCGAAATTCCGATTCAAACTGTAAATTCCCGGCGTTGCATCGTTGACATACGCAACAGCAGCAGCGTTTGCATTTGTCATGCGATCTGCGACCTTATCCCGTAGCGCTTCAAAGCGCTTTCCACGCCCGATCTGCGCAAGCCGCCATTGCTTGTATTGTTCCTCGGTGATATCGCCAGCGTCCAGCCGTGCCTTTTCGGCTTCGTCACGGTCTGCGAACTTTGCGAAATACTCCTTGATGATATCCGTCAGACCGTCATACGCTTCTTTGTAAGAATCGTATATCCGCTTTTCGAGCGCCTTTAACTCTTTTTCGGTGAGGTCGTATCCCTTATCAGGTCTCATCGTTCACCATCTCCGGCGGCTCGAAGCTGCGCTCAATATCATCTGCCGCTTTTCTTTTCAGGATTTCGGAAGCTTCTTCTTGCGTCAGCCACGGGAGCTTATTCAAAATGGTCTCATCATCGAGGTAGTTTGCCGCAAGAAGCACCATCTGCGTTTGTTCCAGCTGATTTGTCACCTTCGAGCGAGTAAAAGACGGGTCATCTTCAATCCCGACGATTTTGAAAAGTGCCTGTAAGAAATCAATTACGCAGTATTCGAATTGATCGACCTTGTTATCCATCGGCTGATATGCCGCCGTGATCTCAGTCGCTGTTTTTTGCCCGCCTTGCAGTTTTGTAACGTCCAACATCTGAAAATCTCGGTACAGATCGTCGCTGATTCTGGAAAGAAGCGCTTCCCGAGCTTCAACCGGGATTGTGAGCGTATGAGCCTCTGCCTTCGCGCCGTCATCGTCCACAAGGCCTACGCCAATTCTCCGCATGGACTCTTTGAACCGCGCCATATCGATCTCGTCCATGCCGCCAGCATTGGAGATCGTCCAGTAAATAACGGATGCATCATCAACCGTATTTGCAAAGCCAGATTTGATCAAATCGTAGCAGTCAATCGCCTCGCGCTGTCCGACCAGTTCAGACTGCTTTGCGCGGTTCCCGTACATGGGAATAATAGGGAAGCCCGGATAATTCTGATACGCCAGAAGTTCAGTCCCGTCAATCTCAGAAGTCGCTTCCACAGCCACATAGCCGCGCTTCGGCTCCAAGATCATCATTTCTTCCCCGCTCCGTCGGATGTACTGTGTAAATCCGTCAGGTTCGAAGAGCGTAGCACGCAGCGGCTTGCTTGTGCATACTTGCCAGAAACGGATGCCCGACCGAAGCGCTCCGTTTTCCTCATCCAGAAGCGGAACAAATTCTGTCACATCAAACACTTCAAGGTGATCGAGATTCCAGAAACCATAGGAAACGCCGCCGACAAGCGCGTCATGCGCTGCGTCTTGGAGCCGTGTGTCAAACCCAGCGCCCAACTTCGCTTTGTTTTCCTCTTTTTTCAGTGTCACGCCGTTCCCAAGCAAATACTGCGTTTCCTGCGTGATGAAATTTGCAAAGAAATTGCTCCGAAGCTTATAGTTCGGGCTGTAGTTGTCCGGAATGACTTTCCCGTTGAGTGTATAAAGCAGCTTTTGAAAATTAGCAATCGTCACATTCCGATGCGCGTCATACTCCTTCGCAATAACCGCCTGTTTGTATAAATCCGAGTCTTTGTGATTATTTATCGCGGACAGAACAAATTCCATCCGTTCCCGGTCAGACTTTTCCGCAACCTCTAAAAAATCCTGATATGTTTTCATCTTTTACCTCACCGCGCCAGCTCCGGCACAAATCTGTGTTCTTTGAAGTGTTTTTTCAAGACCGTCATCACCATGTACCTGATTTCGTCCATAGCGTGGTCGTTTTCCTTCACGACGCGGTCAGATTCTGCTTTTTCGTCCCACCTGTAAAGCCCGAATTCGCGGATGGCGTCCTCGCAGCTCTCATGGATTTTGAGCTTCCCGGACGCAATCATCTCAGCCGTTGTCTGTATGCCTGGCAGTACATCGTTCACAGCCCCACGGGCTTTAAACTCATGGTGCTTCTTTACGGTGGCAATAAAAGCATCCGCAGACGGGTCTACAATCAGACATTTTATATCTCTCCCACCCGCAAGACGCTTTACCTCTGAATAATACTCTTCCGGCGTTTTTTCTTTCCGTTCTTCTCGCCCGCAGTAATAATATTCTCCGATTCGCACCGCTTCCGTTTTCGTCACGCACCACAAGCCAGCCGAAAACGGATTGTGCGTGCCGTAGTCAATGGAAATGTAATAATCGCCGGTGTCCGGTATGTCCCTCACGATGCAAGAATCGCCGAACATAGGGTATACAAGCCCTTCTGCCAGCGTCCATTTTCCAAGAATGTATCTATCGTAGAAAACCGTTCCGGCATATTCCTTCTTTAGGTTTTCTACGAAGGAAGGCGGCAAGAACGGATTGTCATCAATTGTATAAACTTGGCTGAAAATATCGGCATTGCTGTCCAAGAACTTTTTCAACCAATGGTTCGGATATTGCGGGTTATACGTTCCGTCAAAGCATGAATACTCTTTATCAAGTCGGCTTTTCAGAAGTGCAAAGACTTCTTCCGACCAATCTGCAACCTCGTCACCGTAGCAATACTTGATTGACGCGCCGCGGATTTTCGAGACCTGAGACACCTTTTCCGCACCGAGGCAATAGCACTTCTCGCCAAATATCCAAGCAGTGTTATCGCTTGATATCGTTCCTACCAGCTTATCGCCGTAAAGATTCCGCATCGGCTCGAGCACGTTTCGCTCGATTGTGGATTTTGTGACACCGAGGATGACGGCAAGCCCATCTTTACCGGCACGCTCCCGAATACGAAGTGGGATAATCCATTTAAAATCAAGATACGTCTTCCCACTTCGAGTTGCTCCGCCCTTAAAGTTCCAGCGATGATTTGCGTACCTCGCAAATTCAAGTTGTTTCTGACTTAACAGCATCTCTAAACTCCCTAAGCAGCCCATCCAGCTTATTCAGACTGTCATTGCTGCTGGCCGTGTTCTTCGTTGCCTTGTCAACGATAATACCAAATGATGTCGCGATCTGGCTCAGCGTCGCTGTAGAGATTTTTTCTGGGTCAGTCAGCGCTTTCAGGTGCAAAACGATAGCTTCCTGCATCGCGCCTTTCTGCGATTCCATGAAAGCCAGCATCTCAGCCGTGTTTTCCTCTTTTTTCTGCTGTACTTTTTCGCTGATATCTGGTGATGCGTCAACAACTCTCTTCACAGTCTGGTGCGTGACGCCATGTTTCTTCGCAACAGCGTTGTATGACTGCATTTCTACCCAGTCGGCAACTATTTTCTTTTTTTTTCGATCTGTCAACCTCGCAGCCATAATCACCACCTCGTTACCCTGCCAGCGACGTAAATTCTGGCAGGTAAGCGAACCTCATTATCTGTTCCCCGTTCGCCTTGCAAATTTTGTAGATTTCCTTGTAGTGAGTTCCTTTTTGCATTTCTTCTGAAACTGTGTGCAAAATCATATCTTCAAGAAACCCAATTACTGATATCGTTTTGAAGGGGACGCTGTCGCGCTGGCCGCCTTGAATCCCGACAAGGTCGTTTACCAATTTCGAGTAAATCGTGTATACCTGCTTTCTCATATTTCGGCTGCCTTGTGCTTCTGCATAGTCAACCAGATCGGCAAGCGTGTCCGTCTCTGCTCTCCGCACGAGTTTCCCTTGTTTTCTTGTCATCAACCATTCGGAAGACTTTCTTTCACGGATAAAAGCTTCCATGCGGTTAAACGCTGCGATATATTTTAGTTTCCACTCAAGCGCTTCTTTCCCGGTGAACCCCATTACCAAGAGAGAAAATCCATCGCGGTTCATAAGGTATTCTTTGTATGAGCGCCCGCGTTCCGTGTCATAGTGGCTCTTGATGAACATATTTTTCACCGAGCAATTTTGCGCAGTGAGATTTTCAATGCTGCGAGTCACGCTTCTGTGGTCTTTGTTGAAGCGATCGGCAATCGTCCTGCTGCTCACAACAGCCTGTTCTTTGCGTTCAAAAATCATCAAATCTTCATTCATGGTATAATCTCCTTGTATTTTATTCGCAGCTGTGGAGAACGAGCCGCATTTTTTATATTTCTATCTCCTTCGTGCCCCACCGGATTGCGGTTTCCGGTGGAGCTAAGAAAAAGGAGGTTCCGCAGTACGCTGCGTAGCCGTAAGAAGGATGAAAGCGCAGAGGATACACCTCTACGCTCTCAACGATACACTATGTTTAAGGCTCTCTTACGCAAACTTTTGAATATAAACCACGTTTTTCTGCCACTAAGTAGATAAACTGCCTATGCCATTCCTGAGCGGTACGCTCCGAAACATATACCACCATAGCAGCGCCCTGTAGGGTATGTGTACGCTTCCAAAGTACCAGATCAATAAGCTTCAGACGTTCCGCACCATCGGAAAGCTGCTTTGTTTCCTCGACAGCGGCATCTACCGCGCCGATTTCCTCGCGCGTCATAAGCGTACCGCTTTTGTAGCTTCGTACCATCCATTTCGCGTAGCCCCACCACCCATAGCGCGGTTTGCTCACCGTATCAGCCCCCTTACTCTGTTCCGCCCAATATTTTCCTGATATCCTCTGCATTGATTTTGACAATATCCATTACAACGTCGCTCATAATGTTAGCGGCAAAAATAGCTTTGTCTTGCCCCGTCGAATTGAAATATCCTGTCTTTGTTGTCCCATCCTCCGCAGTAGCAACAATGCAGATCGATGATGGCTTGAAATCTAACACAGTTTTTAGGGATTCTTCCAGCCATGCGGAATACTCCTGCTTTGTAATGTCCTCCATTATTGTTCTGTCTCCTTTTTGAAACTGTCCTTCAAGCACGCACACAAGAACGCGCCGTTTGTCATCACGTGCCAAATAGACGGCAGCCCGGATTCTTCGTCAATGTGCGTCGGGTCTTCCCAAATCGCGAGGACGTGCCGTAACAGCGCCTCGTGCCATCTCTCCGGCTCAATGCTGCGCCAGTCCTCCGCGTCGCCGTATTTGTTAAAACCGTACATGCGAGTATCCAGTATCGCAAGGATGGCTTCTACGGGGACAGTAGACGGTCGAGGTTTGTTGTCGTCATATTTTGCTCCCTTAATCTTTTCCAAGTCTGCGTCCCTCCATTTCAAAACGCTCCATGTACTCCGATTTATCGATTTCCAGCCACTTCCCGTTGGACTCCTTGAAAAAGCGGCCTACTTCCTTTCTTTTCCCATCCGGTGTCTCAGCGCTCCAAATTGCCATTGTATCGTAGTCGCCTAATTTGGGGTCTACCAATACCGTCGTCCGGTGGGCAATAATCGGCTCGTTATACGGTGTATACGGAAATGTAATCGGGAATAATTCTCCTAAAATATTTGCGACAAAACTGTTGTTCCAGTATGTACCGCTTGGCTCATCTTTGCAAATGAATCTGTTGATGTCGCTGTATTCTATATGCCCATCGTCGTATACATACTTAAACAGGTTACTCATGCGCTTGCTCTGGTAGCATGTGTACTTGTGTTCTTTATCCGTCCAACCGACCTCATTCCATGCGTCTGGCGTATCCTCAATCGGGGAAAGCGGTTTGCCATCAATTAGGCGATTCAAAACCTGCTTTGTAATGGACATGCTCATGCCGCTGTGGTCATCTTCAAGCAGACTCTCAAACGCTTTTAAGGCGCTTTTATAGCAAGCACAACCGTAATCCCATTCGTCGCTTGGTTTTCCGTCGCGCTCCCGGCTGCACGCAATTTCGACTTCTCGTCTCGCCCATTCACTCATGCCCATTTTTCGTTGCCTCCTTCAATTTTTGCGCCGAAAGTGCGCTGTATGTTTCCTTTAGAATTTCCACCGTGTAGCGCACCTCGCCGCAGCTTTCGCATAAATATCTTCGTGTTCTGATAATCCGGTCGCTGGTCGGTCTGCTGTTTTTGCACCGCATCTTTCGGTTGCAGCCCGGACAAATCATAGCTGTATCCCCCTTATGTACTTATCGAAATACGTCACAGCCACCGCCATAGCCGCCCACATATCCGCCGAGAAGCCGTAGAAAAAGCCCGGATTCTTCTTCGTTCCCTTGCCGTAGTTCGGCTCTCCGGGCGCGTAGCGGTCGACGAGGGCTTGTCGGATGTTCGCATCCTTTGCTGACGCTCTGCCGCAAAGGTAAAGCTTTTCCTCACGGCGGAAGATCTTCTGTATCTGGTACCCCTTCCGGTAAAGCTCGGCATATTCCCAGAATCGCCCAATCCAAAAGCAGGTGTCAAACACCTCTTGACCGACTGGCATTCCCATACCGGCAACCATTTCGATTGCCAGGTGCTGATACTCTCGGCAGAGAACGGGGAATATCTCCTCGTTCGGAACTTTACCAACGTCCAGCACCTTCCGGATTTCCTTCCCGTCGTGCTCTACGAGGACATACCCGGATTCCATATTCCCCGGGTCAATCGCCAGTATCGTTCCCACGCTTCGCCCTCACTTTCCAAAACATACTGTTGTAGATGTCGTATCGGTGTTGGATGCAGGTACTCATGACTTCCGGTCGAAGTCTTGACCAGCTCTCATACAATCCGCACGTCTGCATTTCCGGGCAGCCGCACCGATAAACGCAGTTAGGTACCAGAACGTCCGAGATCTCCGGCTGCACCTCATGCAGCGCCGCTTTGAAATCCTCGGCATACTCGCGCGTCTCCGGGGCTGCCTGGCTGCATAACCGCTTGCGCATGGAATCGATCAGGGCTTGTACGTTCGCTTCTCCCTCGAAGATCACCGGCGCGTCCTGCGGGAGCTTGTCCCTCGGTGTGCCGGTTCGGTCTGTTCTCTGTGTGGAGATAAAGCACTCCCATTTATGACGGCTCCAATGTGTAGCAATCCAGCTCTTAATACCTTTCCAGACCCACGATACCGAGATACGCCGAATCGGCGAGTGTTCGGCAATCAGAATCCGGCGCTTAAAGTCCTCGCTCGGCTCGTGCCCAAGAGGGCCTTTGCCAGAAGTAGCGCGGCAGGTGTCCACGACCTCCTGCCAGTCGCCTTTGATGTTGGTGATGTGTGTGTTCATTTCACGTCCCCCGTCGGAAGCAGTCTGTCTGTCAACACATCCGCTATCGTGTACATAATTTCGTCTCGCTCCAACTGAGGGAATTTATATTCATTGACGATTTGTTCCACTCTCGCCTTGATGAGCGGTCTTGATGCACGGCATTCTTCCTGCATGATGTCATAGGCAATGCTGTTTTTCCGTTCCCACGCGTCCGCTTTCTGGAATACCGTAAATTCCGACAGCCCCGCTATTACATCACGAACTTTACGCGGAATCTCCCTTTTACAGAAATCATCTTCACCTACATAGGTATCCACCATAGCCGCAACTTCTGCATAGGAAACGTTTGCAATGATGTCGTTTACATTGAGATTGCGCATATCTTCTCTGATTTTCTGGTGCAGCTCATCTTTGCAAATTTCTTTGATTTCTTCTTCGCTGAGATAGTCTTCAATTTTAATGTCCATCATTCTTCCCTCCGTTCTCCGTAGCTGCAAAAATCATCCAGACTTGGCTGAACCATGCTGTGCTTCTCCCTGCAGATCACAACCCCATTTGCAACCGTTCGCAACTTATGCTTGCAGTCCTTGTAGCGCACTATTTGTATAGCATCGCCCGGAAATGACGCCATCGCCCTTTCAAAGTCTTCCGCGAAAATTATGCGGCAAAGCCCGCGACCATCGCTCAAATCATGAAGCGGGATCTTCTTCAACCATTCCCTCAGCCCATCGGCAGAAACCAGTCTTTCACTCTCCATTGTCTGCGTCCTCCATCCAGCCGTCCATGCGTGCCCCGCAGTGCGGGCAGTAATCCATTCGCGCGTCAAATCCGATGTCGCACGCCGAGCAATACTGGATATCTCCTGCCGCTTCGCTATGGAACGGAATCCACTTCGCATGCACCACCTCCGCAACGTCGGCGGCGGGCACTCTCTTGATAACGTCCATCGCCGCGTAAGCATAGTCGTTGTAGAGAGATTTCAGTGCGTCTGAGCGCTTGATGTAATCAGACATAAGGCATACCTCCCGAATTCGTTTGATACTCGCCGTAGCTGCAAAAATCATTCTCGGTTGGGCAGTACATGCCGTGCTCCTCAGAGCAGATGACAATACCGTTTGCGTCGGTTCGCACCTTGTGTTTGCAGTCCTTGCAGTACACGATTTCTGCGGTGTTAATGGTGGGCACACCGTCCAGATAGTTAATAATCGAGTCAAACTCCCAGTCTTCGATTTCGCCTTTTTGGTGGTTTTCCAGCGCCTCGTTGTAGATTGCATCCGCGTCAACTGGTCGCATCGTCAAATCCTCCATCCATCTTCGCCCCGCAGTTGGGGCAGTAGTTGAAATCCTCATCGCACCCGTTCCAAGAAACATAACAACGGCAAATGCTGCATTCTGCGTTATGATTTCCGCAGGTAAAATCTTCTGCACCATCAATCCACCGTCCATGCACCACCTCCGCAACGTCGGCGGCGGGCATTTCCCGAATTTCGGCATATGCGCGTTCCAACCGTGTTAGTGCCGTCATGCTTCCACCGCGTTCTGCTTTCCGTAACGCAAATAGCGCATCCTCGCGCCGGATATAATCAGCCATAAAGCATACCTCCTGCAATAACTCCGTCCATCCCATCCGGCAAGGCGTGGAATGGGTCGATTGTTCGTATAATTTTCAGCCGCAAGAGCCTTTCCGCCTGCCGCATAGACCGCTTCCCGTTTTTTCTTACTGAAACTCATACTCCGTCCACTCCTTCAAAATACCGTGTCCGTTCTTCCTGCGTAGGCCAGTCTGGGTCGAGGCAACGCTTGCGGCGGTTCCGTTTCCATCCGCTGAAAATCTTCGCATCGCGCCCGTCGATGGTGTACCCAACGCCGCGTTCTGCCCGGTTGTGAACCAGAAGTGGTCGCGGATAACTCGGATTTCGTGCCCTCAGAACCTCATACTCGCCGACAGGTTCTTCGAGTTTCCAGCCACTTTGCTTCAAGTATGCTCTGAGGTCGGACAGCATCCCGTGTCTGACCGTCAATCTGTTCTTCATCTGCTACTCCATTTCCTGCAAAGCCTTCTCGGCTTCTTCGCGGCTCAAAAATACGGTCTTACCAAAATCGGAAAACCTATAAAACCTTGGGGCCATTGGCGTGTATTGTACTGCAATGCACCATCCGTCAGTGTTCGTTTCGATCCATTTTGCCACCATCGGCAATATGGTCTTTTCCCCGTGGAATCCGTACACAACATCGCCAACCTTGCACGGCAGCACCACCACGCGCCCGTTCTTGTCGGCTTTCATCAGCTCCACCATTCGTGAGATGGAGTAATCACAGCCGGAAAGCGTTTCCTCTATCTCTCGTGCCTCGGCGCACGCCTGCGGGGATAATCCCGCATCTTCGTAAGCCTTGAGCCGTTCCCACACCTGCTTCTGCGAGCAGTTCCCGTCAGACGGGCATATGCGGTAGCCGCAGGGCGCGATGCCGCAGAAGTTCCCTTCAAACGTCAGTCGTTCCATAGCCCCTCCTATTCAATCCAAAACGTCGCGACCGGGACAAGTTCTTCATGCCATTCCTGGAAATTATCCCAATCGTCAAGAATGTCCCGGAAAAATTGTACTGTCCCTTCCACCGTTCCCCATCCGTTCGGTTCTTTGTATTCTTTGAATTTGTCGGGGTTCTGTTCAAACTTTCTCAAGCCAACCTCGATTTTTGGAATTACATCCACGCAAAGCCCGTTGTTCTGGCAGTCCTTCCATTCCAGCCCAGTTGATTTCTCAATAATCTTCCGAACGTTCCAAGTTATATTTGCGTCGCACGCACCAACGGGGACGTAGGCATCAACTCCTTCGACTTTTACCTTGAACGAAATATCGTAGCTCATGCCTTTTCTCCTTCCTCCGGCGCTTCCGGCAAGCCGCGCCATTCCCACGCATTCTTGTCGAGATGACACTCACGGCATTTGCACGTCTTTGATTTACAGCTGGAGCAGTCGCGCGTATCGCACGCATACTTGCAAGTCTTGCAAGTCCGCGCATCCGCGAGGTCTGCTAACGCCGCGTCCCTCTCGGCTTCTGCCTTTTCCTGCTCCTTCTGGGCGAGGGCAATCACCATGTCCTTCCACTCAAGTTCTCGCCTAAAACTTTTTATCTCGTCCGATTGCCCATCTGTCAACGCACGCAGAAATTCAATGGATTTCTCATACGCTATTTTCTGCGGGCGTTTTGCTTTGCCAAGGCTTTCGCCTTCTCGCAGCACCGCGTTCTCGGCGGTCAGGCGCTCAATGAGGTCGGCGGCGTCCAGACCGACCTTATCAATGTCGCAGCTTGTCCATGTATCCGTTCCCAACTCCTCTTTGAGCCGCTCGTTCAGCTGTTCTTTCTTCCAGTATGGGCACTGCTCGCAGTTACTTGTATGGTCGCCCGGCGTAGATGTACACCGCAGCGCCCGCACGATCTCTTTTGTTGTCATAGTGCGTCTTCCTCCGATATCAGACCGTATTTTTTGAGCAGGGCGGGTACTTCGCTCTCGCCTATGATCTCGTCCCGGAATGTTTTTATGTGCGTCCAGTTGCGCGGTGCCCCGCCTACCCACTGGAACGTCCAAAGAGACGATTCGTTTTTGTCGTGGTAAATATCGACGCTGAACGCTCTGCCGACACGAAAGCCGTTAGAGTCAAGCCGTTCCGGCTCAAGCATGCCTGATATGTACTGATAGCCGTTTCCGTCTATCCCGCTTACTATGAGCTTGTATACACCCTTCATATCAAAACTTCCTCCCTCAATGCCTTAAAAATCGGGTATGCCTGCTGAGGCACTACAGCGTTTCCGAGGCATTTAAGTCTGTCCACCCTGGCGGGAATCCCATGAGCCACTCTACCCACGTCGGGTTCAGCTGCCCACCAATCTGATCGTTCAGGGCATTCATCCGCTCTGGGTTTTCGTATCGTTCCCGCTGTCCAGTCCTGTAGTCCCTGGCACATGGTGTCGCATACAAAACCACACCGCGCAGATTTCCACGCACAAGATCGTGTTCCGCCGATTTGCTCCCCGCGGGTCCGCTCCCTTTGCTGTCGCTTGCTTTCGGTGTCGGAAACAGTTTCGTCGATTCCGGCGAAGAACACCCTTGACCGCCTGTGCCAAGCTCCGACAGCCGCAGCTTCAAAATTAAACACGACGACGTGATAGCCTGCACGCTCCAAATCCTTGACCACTTGCCCGGCGGCAATCTTGATGATTCCAGGTACGTTCTCACCGACAACGCAGCGCGGGCGCAGCTCTCGGATAACTCGGAGCATCTCCGGCCAGAGGTAACGATCGTCTTTCTTTCCCTTTTGCTTTCCAGCCACGGAAAAGGGCTGACAGGGGAATCCGCCGGAAATAACGTCAACTGTTCGCAGTCCCGTGCGCTCATAAAAACTCTCCTTTGTCAATGTCCGGATGTCCCGCCAGCGCGGCACGTCCGGCCAGTGCTTTTCCAGCACTTTCGTCTGGTAGTCTGCAAATTCACATTGCCCCACGGTCGTAAAGCCCGCCCATTCCGCCGCCAGGTCAAGCCCGCCGATGCCGCTGAACAGACTCAAATGCGTCAGCATCACATCGCCCCTCCTATTTTCCGTTTCCCTCTTGCCGCCCTCCGGCAGTTTCTCGCCCCGCCATCGGTCATTTGGTTTATGTCGATGATCTCGGCGCGCTTGTCGTAGCCCGCGTTCCGTTCAGCCTCATATGCAAGCCACGGCTCGCAGGTAGCGCCACATCCCGGTCCTCGACGTGGGCAGTCCTTGCCGCATGGTCCGGCGTATTTTTGCCTGATCATGTCTTCCTCCTGACCTGCACCGTCACTTCCGCTTCCCAGCATTCCGGCGACCGAACGGTAATGGTCTTTTCTCTCTGCTCTTCCGGATCGTAGACGCTGACGAGATAAAACGTCATGTTTTTATTCCGCTGCGGGTACTTCTTCGCCCGAATTGGCTTTCCAATCTCCGGCATGAGCCGTGGGGGAAGTCCGGAAATCGGCTCTGGAATGACGATAAACACATCGTTTTTCATGTCTCTCCCTCCAACATCCGCTGCACCGCCGCCTTCTGAAACTCGCTCAGATCGTCCCCGTGGTGCTGCACGTTGTACCCCGGCTTCTTTGCAGGCGTGGCTTTCTCGTCACGGCTTCGCTCCCAGTTCCTCACAGCGGCTTTCCAGTCCTTCATCTTCGACTTCCCGACCATCCAACCCTTCGAGCTGTAAAAATCGACAAAGCGCGATGCATCCACGCCGTTTCCCCGTTCCCGGCAATAAGCCGCCACTTCCTCGACGCTCGGGGGCGTGAAGCGCGCCGCGCGCGCGTCTACACCTAGATTCGTATTCGGATTAGGATTCGGATTAGGATTCGGATTAAGGCCGCAATCCGCCGCATCTTGCGGCAACTCGCCGCAACTCGCCGCAGAATTCTTCGCATCGCCGCAAGCGTCCGCATTTTCCGGTCCGGGGAACTTCGGTTTGCATTCTCGGATTCTCTGATGTCTTGCCCAGCTTGGGAACAAAAAGTAGGGCTTCCCGCCTACCGTGTAGAGGGCAACGCAGCCTTTTGCCGCCAGCGCGTGGAGCGCAGACTCAATATCCTTTGCAGTGACCCGTTCTCTGAATGGGAAAACGTGGCCTTTTATGTATGCAGGGCGGGCGTCTCCCCGCCCTGCATCGTCCGCTTGCGTGATCAATCCAACCCAAAGACGAAACTCAAAGTCCGTCAAAGACGCGATCCGCTCCGAATCACATAAGCTTTCTTTGATGATCCTGTTCGGCATATCTCAGCCCCCCCTAGAACGGAGGGTCCGAATCGTCGTCCATCATCGTAAACCCGCCGGGGTTTTCCGGGTTCTGTGGCTCCGAAGATTTCTTCCCTTCGCCGAAATAAACGCGGTTCACCACGATCTCCGCAGACCGGCGTTTGTTTCCGTCCTTGTCCTTCCAGTCGCGCAGCTGCAGCCGTCCGTCCACGACCGCCATGCTGCCCTTGAAGAAGTATCCGCTTACAAAATCAGCGGTTCCCTTCCAGGCGACGCAGTCGATAAAGTCCGTCTCTTTCTCTCCGCCCTCCGGCGTGAGGTCGCGGTCAACCGCCAGCGTGAAGGATGCAACGGACGTTCCGCTATGCGTCTTTCTCAGCTCCGGGTCCCGCGTGAGCCGCCCCATAATGACAATGTGGTTCAGCATTTGCCGTCCTCCTTTTCGGCAGTTTCCCGCTTTCCAAAGTAGACTTCCAGGACGTCATCGAAACGATACGAGGGCATCTTCTTGTACGATTCAGCGAGCACATCGAGCATCAGGCACTTCTTTGCCAATTCCTCATACTTTTCCGTACTCAGTTTTACATAGGATTCCATAATTACGTTCCTTTCTTATAAACCAGTTTCGTTTCCTCCCAATCGGGATATTTCATTTTGAGATACCGCCTGATATACTCTCTCAGGCTTTTGCGCTTCGGTGATTGGTCAAATGCCATATGGCAGCTATCGCATAGCGTCACAATGTTCTGCTCGATTCCAAGCCCGCCCTGCGACCGTGGAATGAAATGACACCACGGATTTCCGGGGCGGAGGCAGACGATGCAGCGCCCGCCGTCGCGCGCCCAGACGGCCTTCTTGACCTTCTCAGGTATCTTTGTCGCCTTCGTTTCCTTTCTCATCCTTCCTCCATTCCAGCGCCATACGCTCGAGCTCTTCCGGCGGAAGCGTCTCAATTCCCTGCTGTTTGCAGTCCTCAACGACCAGATCAATGAGCCGCGCCATCTGCTTTGTGTCGTAGGTGCTTGAGCCGTAGTAGCAAATGACGTTCGTGCAGCCCGGAATGTTTGACGACATAATCTCCGTGCAGCGCCCGAGCCCGTGCGATTCCCAGTCTTCGCGAAACCGCTTGACCGCCACATCCGGGATGCAGATCGTATCGGAGTTATCGCCAACGTCCGGGATATAGTGCCGGTATACCTCTTCCGGCGGCGCGCCCACCTTGACCGAAAGCTTATTGCAAAGCACCCAGAGATATCGGTTTGCATCCAAGCTCCGCTTCTTGCGAACTTCCTTGATCGTGACCCTGTACTTCTTCTGCGGGTCAAATTCTCCGGCTACCATCTTGGCTTGTCCGGGCAGCTCCGGCCGGAGTTTCAGCCAGCTTCCAGAAGCATCCACGCTCCACGAAGCTTCAACGATGTTCAGTTCTATCATGCCTTACTCGCGCAGTTCCAGCAAAGACACCTGCCAAAGCGCTTTCTTGTCTTTTCCGCTACAGCCCTTGCGCTGAACTGATAACCTCCCTCAACAACCTGTGTGATCTCCCCGCCGCAATCCGCGCAAATCAAAGCCTTTGTTTGGGCTTGCTGCTTCTCTTTCGGCTGTGCGGTCTGCTTCTGGTATTCGTCTGTGTCGGCGTCCTTTGTATCGTCGATAGCAAACAAGCCGTTGAGTGCATATTTCCGCGCGTAAGATGAAGCTGTACCGGTAATCTGCGGCTCATCCATACCCTTCTTGCTTTCCGGTTCGCGGGCAAAAGCTGTTGTAATGACGCTGCTTTCGCCGTCTGACAGTTCAGCTCTTGCCATGACGTAGATTCGCCCGCCGGTTTCCGCGATGCTGTCCGAAATCGTCAGCGTGCAGCCAACGGTTTTCAGAAGCGGCTTTACCGCCTCTAAAATGCTCTCGCAGCTGCGGTATTTGTAGCCGCCAAAGTTGTTTGTCTTATCCTTCGGTGCTTTCAGTTCTGCCTGAATCTGAATCAGTTTCTCGTTGATCGTCATATAACCCCTCCAATTCCAATCGGCACCAATAGCCGCGGGCAAACTCGTTGACAATATATTCCCCTGTCAATCTGCACTGTTTCCGGCTGTAGGTCTCAAAAAACGGGCAGAACTGGCAGCAGATGTGGTCCTGATCAAAATAGACGCTGACGCGCGTTTCGACCGGAATATAATCAACGCCGGAACGTCCTTTTTTCATAGCCCAGTTCCTCCAAAATGTGCCTTGTGCCAAGTGTTTCTACCAGAACAGCGATAATCTGGTTGTTCGGGTCACGGTCCTCTCTGTCTGTCAGATCAGCCATGTTCCCTTCGTCTCCGACCCAATACTCGCCGCCCTCATAGATCTCATTGCCGAACACATCGTACATGCACGGCGCTTGCTGTTTATCTTCCATCATTCCACCAACCTATATCTGGCATAGCTCGTATCCTCGCCATACCGGTTCTTGCTCGTTTCCATGTCGCGCCGGATGTTGTACCCTTCGCGCTTCAGATCGTAGACACGCGCGCCCAGCCGCATGCAGCCGAGGTCCTGCATCGCCTCAATCTGCGTAATGCTGCCGAAGTCGCGCATGTACTTCAAAACCCGTTCAGCCTGCTTCATATCTACCTCCAAAGCCGCGTGAAGATCGAACTGAAAACAATCTCGCGATAGAATATCTTCGGCGGCGCCGGTAACGGCTCTGCGTGCGTCGCAGCAAGCACCTTCGCCGCTTCTGCCTCAAACTCCACAGAGAACCATCTCTGCCAGTCAAGGCAGCGGCACTTGCCTGTGTCGTGTGTGCATTTCTCGCACGGGTAAATCATCTCACGCCTCCATCAGCACCGCGCCGCCGAAGAAGATCACCGCCGCGCCGCCAAGCGTGAATGCCGCTTCGAACAGCCCGAAGCCCAGCAGGGTCGCCGTGCCGCCCAGAAGGACGCAGCCAATCGAGAAGCAGAACGCCTCCGAAGCCTTCAAAAGCTCCGACTTCCTTTTTCGCTGCTGGATAATCTTGTCCCACCGCTCGCCGAGTTCGCGCTCTCTTGCGCGCCGGTGATTCGCCTCAAGGATATATTCAACGTCAGTCATCATGTACCTCCACAAATTCCCCGTTCTTAGTGGGTCCATCCTTCAAATGCCGCTCAATCCAAGCATTAAGGTCCTTCGGGAAAACCCAGTAGACAGGTGCTTTCTCGGTTTTTACCGCCTTACCAAACGGGAAAACACCCTGTTGCAGCCCCAGCCTAAGGACCTCGACGCCGATCTGCATGCCGTTTTCTCGCAGAATCTCTACCGCTTCTTGCGGCGAAATCGTTGCTCGATTTAACATCCTATCTCTCCTTTGTCTTTTTCTAAGATTAGAGAAATACTATCTATTCCATTTCCATTTCCTAAAGGTAATACCGTGGTATTACCGGAAGCGTTACCACGCTATCAATGTGGTTCATGTTTTCTCCTTTTCCTCACGTAAGTTCAAGTACCACGTAAAGTTCCTCTTTCTGATGCAGTCGGCGCTGGCGTCGGATAATGAACATCCTGCATATGCAAAAAGTAAAAGTAGTTCGTCTCCGCCGACTTCTATTTTTAGCCTTATGTTCTTTCCTTCCCTCACAACTTTAGCCGCAACCCTACTTCTAACGGTTGCACGCTTTCCAATTTCATCCCACAGCTCGTTAGCCTCTTCGTTACTCATGTTTCCTCCTTTTTCGGCTGCGCCTCTTTTACAAGGCTCAATGTTCCTTCCGTTTTCTCGGCTTCTGTAGCAGCGAGTCGACCGATACGCCGAAATAGTCTGCAACGAGCGATAGTTTTTCTTTTCATCTTTTCACCTCATCCAGCGCCGCAAGTAGCAACGCCCCAACCAGCAATACCAATACCAGCGGTACAAGCGAAAGACGATGTACCGTTGCTGCCCCTGCGCAAATCTTCTGGATTAGCAGCGCACACATGGTGCTCACACCGCAGCCAAAAAATCCGCCCGCCAGCAGAAGTGCAAGGTAGTGCACCACTCTTTTAATGAATCGCATGTTACGCCTCCTTTTTCGGCTGAGCCTCTTTCACAAGGCTCATGCCATATGCGATGTCTCCGAGTCGCTGTAACTGCTCAGGCGTAAGACTGTTCGCATTTTTACTCAGGTTTTCAAGTGCCTGCTTCGCTTCTTCCGGCATTGTGTCACCCCGCTTTCTTACGACATCATTTTGCCGTGTTTTGTATTGTGACTACAGTATAGCACCGCTTTTTTGTTTTGTCAATACATTTCTAAAGATTTTTAATTATATTTTTGTCTTGACAATACATTTATATTGTGTATAATAATTGCAGGAGGTGTACTAAAATGAGCATTAACGAACGCATTAAAGCAGTCCGTAAAAACTCTGGATTATCGCAAACCGCTTTCGCCGAACGTCTTGGAACAACACGCGGCGTGATTACAAATCTGGAAGGTGAAAAAACCGAGCCTAATGAGCCCTTCTTGCGCCTGATCTGCAAAGAATTCAATGTAAGCGAAGAATGGCTTCGAACCGGCGAGGGCGACATGATGCAGAAACTGACGCGGAATCAGGAAATCGCAGAGTTCATGGGGCGCGTTATGAACGAACCGGATGACGCGCCGAGAAAACGCTTTATCTCGATCATCAGCAAACTTGACGTTGACGAATGGCGGCTTTTGACCGAAATTGCAAAAAAAATGTCCCAGGACGAATAACCGTCCTGGGATTCATTTTTTTGTTATGCAACCATCGCATGAAGGAATCTCCAAACAAGTTCGATTTGCTCCGGCGTGGCCTTTTCTAAGAGTCGAATAATGTCATTTTTCGTCGAATTCTTTTTCTCATCCATAATTTTCTCCATTTCCGTCAAAATTTAGGTTGTTTTTTCGTGCAGGTTTCAGGTTGTGGATGCAATGTCTCGATGATAAAATAAAAATGCGCGTAGAAACTGCGTGCCCCCTATGGCGAAGCGGTGGTGATTGCAAATTTTTAACTTATTTAAGCGGCGCAAAAGAATAAAATTTACTGTTGAAACGCATGCGTTTGAGAATGGCCGTGAAGTCGAGCTTAGGTCTGATGCGCCCACGCCTTGCGAGCTTCCAGATTTCAACGAATTGAAATTCGTAAACGATCACATCAAGCCATACGAAGATATCATGATTGGGTTTGCCACCACGTTAAAAGGCAAGCATAAGATTGATGATGAAATTAAGCTTCTCGAATGTGAGATTGCTGCGTATAACGATCTTCACCAATTCTGCATATCCTGCGGTCAAGCCCAATATTTTTTGGAATCATGGGTAGAGCCTTTCCGACATGAGCCAGAGGCTACTACATATATCTCTCCCGCAATTGATCGCCTGAATTATCTCAAGGAAAACTATCAGACGTTAAAGCGGCAGGAAAACATAAGACTAGCGCTGCTTCCAACCTTAGATGCGAAATTGCTTGTCTTTATCGATACGAACCAACCAATTTTGCAAACAGACATATACAAAGCGTTTGACGATTCCGTCAAGGAAGATATCAAGGAGCGCCTTTATTTTTGGGATAAGGGTGGCCAGATTTCCCGCGTAAAGCATGGCAGCACATATATTGTATCAATGCCAAATTTATGAAAACCAAACGGAGGTTTGTTATTATGATATGCCCTAACTGTGGAAGCGAAAACGTAACAATTAGCATGCAGCAAGTATCCAGCAAAACCAAGAAGTCCGGCGTTGGCTTCGGCGGACACATGAATAACGCCGCGCGAGGTTTAACTGCTATGTGCACACTCGGCCTTTCAAATCTTGTTTGGAAGAAGAGCACTGGGACGGCCAAAGAGGTTGTGAAGAACCAGAAGATGTGCCTTTGCCAGAACTGCGGTAATTCGTGGCCTATTAAGTGAATCAGTTCGGCAGCGGGCATTGGTTCCACTGCTCCCGCTTCTCGCCGCCTACATCTGAGACGCAAGCAAAGAGCATGGGCGCGCCCTTGATGTAGTCCAGGCTTAGACTGTGGACGTCTTTGAAAAGCGCCCCGTCTACGATGATGTTTACTTTCCCATTTTCAAAGCGAATATTGATGCTCTGCATTTGGTGTACCTCCATATTTTAGAACGTTCGTTCAATAATTTCAATTTGGAATCTTCCACAAAGAACACCTTGCATTTTCTTCGTCCGGTAACCCTCGTAAGCGGCAATTATGGGACAGACTATTTTGTATAATGGAATGTTTAAGATCGCCCCACCGTCGCTCCACCGGCGGTGGGGCTTTCTCGCGCGCCTGTAACCAGCATAGCAAAGTGGGTAGAAATGTCCACCCTCAAATTGGTAAAACCATACCCATAGCAGAAGAATCAGCGAAATATATGTGAAAATGGAGGTATATCATGTCGGCGATTCAGGAACTCGCCCCATATCTTTCTGCATATCAGAGTAACATAAAGCGGGCGAAGGAAGATCAGCATTACACCATCGATAGGCTTGTTGAAGAATCCGGCGTTTCCAGATCGGCTGTGACGAAGCTCTGCGCAGGAACACAGCAAGACCCGAAACTGTACAATTCTGCCGCGCTATGCCGCGTTCTCGGGCTGTCGCTGGATGAGTTGTGCGGGCTTGTCAAACCCGCAGAAAGCCCGGAAGAACTGACCGAGCAGATTCATCATGTCGAGATCGAAAACGCCAAACTGGCGGCAACAACAGCCGCGCAGAGCGCACAGATAAGGGCGACACATACAATGTGTTACGTTCTCGCCCTGTTTTGTATGCTGCTCTCCTTTTCTC